GGATGTCCACAAGCTGAGTATGCAGCCACTATTAGGGCCTATGTGGGCTACGACCACACCAAACTCTATCATGGATGGAGAGTTTGGCGGTCCCTAAGCGATTTGGTCAATGTCGGCATCGCTCACACTAGATTAGCAGCGGCACAGATGGTCTACAACCTACCAATGCACGCACCGAATAAGGGCGAGTGCCTTAGGGAAATAGTTGGTAATGTGGTGACTACGCCTTCTTTTGATCGCGCGCTGCTGGCTAGTTTAGTAGCCACAGTCATAGTGATCGTGTTTAAAATTTGGCAAGACTTGAAAAATAGCGAGATCTGGTTCGATATAGTGCAAAGTTGGCGTAATTTCAAGCCTCTCGCGATCTGGATGGCTGACGTGTGTGACCCAGCACCATTGGAGGAAAAACATCCAACTGCGAAATATAAAGCGCCAGAGCCAAGTGTACAACAATGTGATTGCCAACCGAGACGGTGCACTAAGTTGGTGGGGGTTGGGATCTTGGGATACTTGCCAATATATGCTCGCAACTGTGAGCACATGATCCCCACAGCAATCATTAACCGTTGCATCAAAAAGTCTACACGCACGTCCAGCAAACCTTACATTCTGCCAGAATACCTTCACCAACAAGCCGTGTGCTTTAGTCTCCAGAACAACAAGTTCGACTATGACACAATGTGGCTGCCAAGATACGCACACCGAGTGCGGTTGAACAAAGAAATCGCTCTCAAACAGGAACTGACGGAACTGAGAAATAGGCTTGGCCCTGACATGCATCTAGCGTTCATTAAGTTTGAGGCGATGCTCGGCAAATCACCGATTAGTGCTCGTCTGATACAAGGCTGTACAGCCAGCTATAATGCTGTAGTGGGTCCATGGTACACTGTGTACCAGGAACATTTGGTTCAATTTTTTAACCATGAACACCCAAGACTGTTCATCGCCGTGGCAACTGATAGCGAAACAATCGGGCGATGGGTGTACAATCGTATGCTTCGTGGCGGGTATTTTTATGACAATGACTACAGCAGTTGGGACGCGACTGTAACAGAACCATTGAAAAAGAAACTGCATCAACTGTACAATGAAGCGGCGTGCCCACAAGACGTGTTGCACTACGTAAAATTACATCTCATGACCAAGGGCAGTCTCCGTGGGGGATGGAATTATAGTGTCAAAGGTAAGGTTGCAAGCGGAGATCCTGATACCACTGGCGGAAACACCCAAATGGTCGTAGGAGTAACGTATACCGCTATTGTACTTGTACACGGACGTGAGATGGCCGACCGCGTGGAGATCATGGGTGGTGGCGATGATGGAATATTCTGGAGTCCAAATGAGTTGGACGTAGAAAGGATAAAAGAGGTTATCGGCACTTTGGGCCACAAGTCCAAGCTCTGCCTCAAATCACCCAACCAACTTGAGTTCTACAGCAAAGTCTTCTATCCCGTCGGAGACACTTGGATCCTCGGACCAAAGTGTGGCCGGGTTCTTGCCAAGACGTTTTGGCTGAAGGACAAATTAAGACCCCGCGAAGAGACGCGGTGGCTGAGAGGCGTCGCTCTCGGCCTGGCAAAAGACTGCAATTATGTGCCAGTTTTGCGAACTGTCATTAACAGGATAATAGCAGCTACCTCAGGAGTTGAAGCTGAGGCAATCTCTAACCCACATTCTGCTCTGACAGCCGGCTACCACGAGCCGGACGCCCAGACCTTTTCTTATTTTGCTAATCGCTACGGCGTTAGTGTCCAGGAGGTTTTAGACTACGAGAGACATTTGCAAACCATTGAGTTCCCCGCACTGCTCAATGACGGGTTCATTCGCTGCGTGTCGCAAGTCGACAACGGCGGCATG